GTCCACGAAGTCGTGGCCGTGGTCCCGGACGGAATCACATAGGCGGTGTTACCGTAAATCGATGTGACGTTAACAATATTTGGATTTGCCATGATTCAATCCTTAGAAACCGAAGATCATCGCCATTGCGATGGCTTTGCCAGTGGAAATGCCTGAAGTTGCCTGGAAGGTGGGTAATGCTCCAGCACCGTTTGATGTCAGCACCTGCCCCGCAGTTCCCGGTCCTGCTGAAGCCTGAAAATTACCCGTTGCGGTGGTTCCCGTAAACACCACGCTGTAAGCCGTTGTGGTGGTAAGACCTGTACCCCCCGAACTCACCGGAACAGTAGGGCCAACTGGACCAACTAAAACATAGTCTGCTGCTACAGAATCATAGGTAACCGTTGCAGATTGGTTTGGACTAAGCGTTACCCCAGAGTTTGCACCCGCTCTAATTTGTACCGTGTATGTAGCGTTTCGGTTTACTACGTGATACGTACGGTTTGACGAAGGAGCCGTGATAACAATAGGTGCTGATGGGCCGGTGGCAGGGACAATAATGGTGCGGTACTGGGCTGTCGTAGACCCTATGTTAGTAACGAGATTCGTGCCTGCTGTATTAGCTAAAGTTGTAGTGGATGTAACACTTAAGGCTCCAGCAACTGCAATATCTAAATATTGAGTAAGCCCGTTATTAGTAACATCCCCCCACGAACCAGACTCCGACCCAGTTGTGATAACCGGGAGAGAAAGCAGTGTTGTTGGAGTGTAAGCCATCATTCACCTCATTGCGTAGTAATCAAGTTCCAGCCAGCATCTTGGTATGTATCAACTTCACCCCATTGCGCGTCTTCATAATTGTTGATCAGCCCCCAGTACAACACCCCAAAAGATCCAACATTTCCTGTCGCTGCAACACCAGAAAGACTTACTGTCGTTGTTACCTTAAATGAACCAACTTGTCCAGTAGCACTAACCCCTGTTAAATCAGCTTGCTTTGCCGCAGTAAGAGATCCAACACTGCCAGTTGCAGAAACCCCCGTAAGACTTGAACTAAACGCAAAAGTTAAAGACCCAACATTACCTGTGGCGCTGACCCCCGTTAAAGCTGCTACTTGGGTGAGACTTATATTCCCAACAGCCCCCGTAGCGTTTACACCCGTTAAAGCAACAGACTTTGTTACCCCTACACTTCCAACAGACCCAGTAGCCGCATTACCAGTAAGCGCAGGGGTAAGTGTATAAACTACATTTCCAACAGCACCTGTGGCACTGACACCTGTTAACGCCTGATCGACATTAGTGCCGCCCCAAGTGTTACTGCCCCATGTGCCGTTACCCCATGTGCCATTTGCCACAATATACTCACTTTAACTACGCTAGCCTTATCAACGCATTCGTAGAATCATTTGTAGGTAACGTCAGCGTAAACACACCAGCCGTAATGGTTTGAGAACTAAAGGTATGGACGCTAACAGCTTTGTTGCTTTGTGTGCTGTTGTAGATTAATACGCAGTCAAAAGCCGTGCTTAAAGTTACCGGTGACCCGGAAGAACCGAAAGTAAGGGATGTAGTAGGTTGGGTAAACGCTGTAGTGCTCGTAGAAGTTGGTGCGTTAAACGCTCCTGTAGAGATACCCCCTGCGGTGTAGTTTGTACCCGTAACTTCACCTGTAGCAGTGTATGCCGTTGTACTAGCATTAATTGTTGCTGTAGCAAGATACAGAGCTGCTTTAAATGAATCTGCCGCAGTCGTAGCTCTAGTGGGAGCAGTGCCAAACGCATGTGTTCCGGTCAGTAATTCGACCTTGAACGATGTGCACATTGCTTGTGTGTTTGCCATGTCAAACCCCTAAAAAGATGCAATCGCGCCGTCAATAGACGGCATTTTCTTCAAAGTGACATGCGCCGAACGATGCACAAGCTCGCCTTCATGCCAATACTCTACCCACTTAGTATGCTCATCATCGTTGTCAATAAGTCCTTCACGCTTTTCAAGTTGCGCTTCGTCCATCTGACCTTTAGTTGTGGTGACCATACCCATTAAGAAATCCTTAATACAGCGTCTGTTGAACCCGCAGTTGGGAAAGTAATTACTAAATCCTGACTAGCTTTGACAAGTGTTGTGCCAAAATTTAACACGCAAACAGCGCGATTACCATTAGTCGTATTGTAGATCAACGCCCCAGCGCATGTAAGAGATACGTTTGAAAAAGTAACGTCTTGGAACGACCAATACCCCGTGGTGCCAGAAGTTGTTGGTGTGATGTTTGTAAGTGCAATCCCACCAGCGGTGTAATTGGTTCCACTGGATTCACCCGACGTTGTGTAAACGGTGGTGTCTGCTCCCAAGTCTGCGGAAGGTAGGTACAACGCGAGATAAAAGACATCGCCCGTCCCCGTTGTAAAGTTGTGCAGTCCTTGAGCGACTTCAGCTTTAAAACTCGTGCACATGGTTTGGAAGATTGCCATACTACCTCACAGGGTAACGTACTTGTACGTCACGATAAGTATCACGGCGGTCTTTACCATCACCAAGCTGTTTAAACAATGCAAGGGCTTCTTTATACTGTGTATCTATCCGAGCCATCATATCTTGCTCGGCTTTAATAAATGTGTACGCTTCTTGAAGCGCACCGTAAAACAATACCGTATCGAAGTTATCACCAAGCCAAGTATTTTCAGCATCAACAATTGATTCTGGATAGTAAAAATAATGCAATTCTGCTTGGTAGTTTTGATCTGGGGTTGGACCGATAATTATTGAAAGCGTTGTTGTGATGCTGCCGCCATTAACCATAGGGCCAAACAAAGCGTAATAACGAGGGCGTCCTGTCGAAGTCGGTATAGGGTATGCCTCACGAATAAATTCAACATCTTTATTCAACAGAAAATCACGCCGCCCTGTTGTTAAATTAATTACTGCAAGACTAAACGGGGCAAGAAAGTCAGAAGGGCAAGTCAGATAGGGGTTGTCCGCATCAAACACACCCTGCAAACTTTTACGAAAGATAGGGGGCTGAACAGCGTTAAAAATACGCTGCTCAGCTTGTCTGACAAAAACAGCAAGCTGCTGATCCGACGTAAAGGTCGTAGCTGAATCAGTAAAAGTAATTGTTGGGAAATCGTTTTCGACGTACCCTCTAATCGCTTTCTTTAGATCCGTATAGTTCACGCCATCGGCCCCCGGCACATCGTGCCTTTAGTTGCAGCCCCTGCACCACGCATCTTGATACCCGAAGTCTTAACGTCGTTATTGACACGTTTGGTGATGTTGCCTACAGAAATATTGACTTCGTTGCTGCTGTTTTGCTCAACACCAGATCCGGGGTTTGGGTCCATCTTTAATTTTTTCCCAGCCATCGTATGTGGTTCAGCGTAAACAGAAGCAGGGCCAACTTCTTTACCGCCCTTTTTCATGCTGTATGTAGCCATTATCGACCCCTTTGATTAGAGGCACGAGCCATATTGCGCCCAACTTTACGCATGTCCATACCCGTTGGACCGCCCTTTTTAAGCTTGGTCATAGGTTTACCGGGGTGCATGGAACGCTCGTGCTTATGCACTGCACCAGCAATCATTTTCTTGTCCTGCGCTAGATCTTTCTTATCCATCATTAACTCCTACGAAACAGTTACAGAATTAACTAAACCCTGCGCCACTAGGTCGTTTGGAGTAAGCGCAGCATCAAACAATCTTGAACCACCCACGGGGTTAAATCCCCACTGAATAATCCTACTCCCAAGTGTAATTGATCCAAGCTCATCCTGACTAGCATCGTTATTCACAGGCTCAATCTGTAGCCCGTTTAACCCAGCTTGATAGTAAGAGTTAGAGTCAACACGAGGGTTACGAATAGCCTGTGGGTCATACACCGGATACATACCGAGCTGTAATTGTGGCTGATCGGGTTCCCAACACTCAGGACAAACAAGAATATTGACGTTCTTGGTCTTGATAATCAGTCGGCGTAACTGCTTTAATTTATAACGAAAGTTACACCTATCGCACTGCGCGATAGCCCATTTACCAGAGGCAAACTGATTGGGCATTAGAAGCTCCCAACATTACCCAAAAACATCCGTCGTGGAACAAAACGCACTGCTGCCTTTTCACGGTCTTCACCTGCTGCAAGGTTCCACTGTTCTTCATAAGCAGCTTTAAGCATCTGAATACGATCTGTGCCTTCAGGAATCTTCATGGCAATGTAATACGCCAAACCTGCGGTAATACAAGGCAAAAACCTAAACGGCATATCTTGAGTTTCTAATCCATCCCCAGCGTTTTGTACCCGACGCAAACGCCAATAAACTACTTGATAGTACGGCGAGGCTTCAGTGCCTTGGTCAGGGACAGGCCAAACTGTGAATTGGGGGTAGGCTGTCGCACTTGGAGAATAGCCGCTGGTGGCGGGGTACGTGGCCCCAGAGTTCCTGCTGATGTAAATTTGTATCGGTCGTGCTTGAGAAAGTTTGTTTGGGATTGTGGCGTAGGTGGAGACACTAATCCGGGTAAGTGTAAGGTCAGCTTGCGTAGAAACATTGCCAGCTCCCGTTCTTATAACGTGCTCAAGCAAGTCAATGGTGTCGTTCGGTAAATCGTACGTCGCAGTGCCCTGTACCAAATTCTTCGTGCCCTGCTCAATCGTCCACATATTGATGCCACGATTTGCCCACTCAATGGTTAGCAGGTTCATCGAACGACGTGCAGTACGCAGGTCGTAGCCAGAGCGCATCTCCCGACCAGCCCTTTCAAAAGCTTCTTCGGCTATGTCGGTAAATTCAAGATTAAAGTCGGTTGAGCCGCTCGTTGTCATCTAAATCTCGCAGTCTTAGCGGCAATTTTTGCCGGTTGCTTAACAAACTGTTTACCTGCGCTTTTTCCAGCTCGTTTTGCCTTTGTTGTTGCAGCGTATTCTGAAGGTGTAAGAGACTTAATTGCCGCCTCCGGGAGGTATCGTTCGCCAGTTTTGCTAGACGGTTTACCACTTTTTGTCCGCCATTTCTGGTCTCCCCAGTCTTTTAAACTTTGCTGCGGAGCTTTCACTTCATCTTCTTCAATGTCTGCGCTAGCCTTGCTCGCTGCCCTAATTTACCGGGAGCTTTTGCAGCTTTAGCCAGCTTACCTGCGGGAATCGGTTTGTCGCCTTTGACACCAAGCTGTGCGCGTAAGGCTCCGGGCTTTTTGATGGCTGACTGAATCCACTTACCACTCTTGAACCCCGGCACACCTCGGCCTTTAAGCACATCAGCACGGGTTACTTTGCCATCGTCATTTAAATCTGGAAAATCTTTAGTCACGATAACCTCCACCAGCGGCTTTGTACTTCTTAGCTACAAGTTGTGCTTTCCTCGCGGACCATTGCCCTGCGCCTGTGCCATGAGTAGCTGCTGCTTTAACCTGAGCGACGATCTTCTTGCGAAGCCCCGGCTTGGTGTAATTACCAGCAGCGTTCACTTTGCCACCTTCAGCGTACTGCTCAAAGTCAGTATCATCTCGCCTAGCTTTACGCTTGGCAGTTGGCATTTTTGAGGGCGAGATCGCCCCCATCCCGCGAGAGGCCATCATCTCAGCAAGCCTTACCGCCGTAAGCCATCTTCTTCATTTTCATCTTAGCCATACCGCCTTTAGCCATTTTGATCTGCGTACCTTTAGTTTTACCTTTGGTAGCAACACCATCAATGCTAGGAGCAGCCGTTTTTACTGCACCCATCTTACTGGCGGACATGCCACCTTTAGCCATCTTTTTCATCGTAAATTCCTTTCCAACTGATTGAGGGACACCAACTTTCTTTGCAAACTTGGGGCTATGCGCTACTGCTTGCATAAACCTTTCTTGTTTGTCGCTTACCGTGGGCATTACCGCATCATCCCACGAGTCTTACCACGCATAGCAATACCATCAGCACGCTTAGAAGCTGAGCCTACTTTGCCGCCTTTTTTAGCGGTATAAGTATCTGTTTCTTCCATTTCAAACTCAGCCTTCTTTACAGGCTTAGGTTTTGGTTTTGGTGCAGGTTTTTTAGGCTTGTTTAGATCTGGTTCATACTTAGATGTTTCCATGTCCGGGGGGCTAGGTACATTTCTATTCGTTGACATTTTTGTCACCCTTTTTTAGCAAGCGCATCAATCTTTGCTTCAAGCCGCTCAAAGCCTGCATCGAAGCGTTCCATAATTCTTTCAAGATCCGCACGAACCTCTGCACGAGTGATGTGATCACGAGCGATTTCCTCCCTCGTTTTGTTGAGCAGAATCTGAATACGTTTCTGCTCGTCAGATGCGTTCTTTAGCATCAGCATGACCAAGGCCACAAAGAACGATGTGACTAGATTCCAAACTAAGACCCCAGTATCCATTTAACACTTCCAAGCCCTTAGTGATTTGTTGATACGGCTGTTTGGATCGTTAGCTGTTTTAGCTGAGGTAAGCTTCTTCTTCATGCCTTTCATTCGGGCACAAAAGGAATCTCTACGCGATCCACCCTCTGGTTGAGGGGGTTTGAGTCCGGGTTTCCCCGGATTAGCTGCGTTGTACGAAGCTCGCCCTTTGGCGTTCAAACCACCTTTTGGGTTTTTGCCCTCTTTGCGCTGCCATGCTGGGGACTTAGCCATAGTAGACAACAGCCGTAGTAGCTGTCCCTGTAATGGTTACGTGGATGTCAGTAAGACATAAAACACCTTCTCCGGGGATTAATACAGAAAAAGGTGTTCCACTGGCAAGGGTGGCTGTAGAAAAAATGGTAGTGCCAGAAGCCCCGTTATCTCTAACAACCACTGTTCCAGCAGTAGAACCGGGAGTAACAAGAACGCCCTTTAACCTAGTTCTACCACTAAATACAGTGGCCGTTGCGGACACATACCCCGCTTTAACATCGGTTTGCATCATGGTGATGCGCTCCTATTCAGGTATTAATCTACATTACCGTAAGGATAGGTTGTAGCGTTTCCGGTGTTATCCAACTGAGAATAACGAACGGTAAAGTACAGCGTACCGGCGCTAATCGAAGTCATTGAAGTGCCTGCGATAGAAATCGTAAACACAAGCTGCGAAAAGTTAACGCCCGAAACACCTGCTGCTTGAGCCGTAATATCAGTTGAGGTTGAAAACTGATTGGCAAGCTGCGTGCCTGTAAAGGTAGCCAAAGACTGACGACCTACTGCACTGATGGTGCCGGTTGCTGCATAGGTGGGTGTCCCTGCCTGTGCCGTGTAGTTATTCGATACATAAACAGTAATTGTGCTGATAGTGCCAGCAGTTACTGTAGGAACTACACCGACATCAAGAAGAAAGTCAGTAATGCTGGAACCTGCTGGCAGATACATTACTGCACCACGATAAATTTGAGTGGCACTATCTGCGGGGATTGAGGTTGCAGTCAAAGTAGTAGCAGAAGCTGACGGTGTATAAACCGTAGCGTTTGTGTTGGGGTAAAGCTGGCTAGCAGTAACAAACTGCCCAGAACTTCCACCGTAGTTTGCTGTATTAGCGGTGGTATTGGTTAGCACCAATCCAATTTCTTGGGTCAGATCAACAGATCCAACGTTACGAAAAGGCGTGAAACGATTAGTACCAGATAGAACTGGGCCTTCAAACGTAGAACGTCCCATGATAATTCCTTATGCAAAAGTCCCTTTAGCGTCGTTGCATCGTCTGCTGGGGCAGTCGCTAAAGGTATTCACCCAGATAACTACAGTATAAATAAAAAAGGGGGTTTTGCAACCCCCTTTTGCTTAGGTCGAACCCGGAGATCCAAAGATACCCAAGGGATCAGACACCCCGAAGCTATAACGCTCACGAGCCTTGTAGCGGACGTTGCCCGTATCAAAGTCGCCGTCCATTGAATTCTGGAGCGGTGTACGAACAAAATGCTTCAGGCCGTTAGGAACATCGGTAGTCAGGAACCAAGCGTTAGTGTCAGTCAAGAAGTGATTGACCGTGTAACCCTCTGGAATTGCTCCGTTGTTCTTAATAGCGTTAATGTCGTTGTTATTCGTACCGACACGGAGTTCAGTCTCCAGCAGACGAGTTGCAACAAACATCAAAGCAGGGGGGATAACCAGCTTGCGTGGCTTAGCGGCAATCAACAGACCACGTTCATCAGTCCATGCTGCAATCTGAATCACTGCGTTTTCCAACGAAGTTTCATTCAAATCAGAGCCAGTTGAAGGACGATTGCTGTTAACGCCACCGGAAACCAGCGGATGCGAGGTAGAGAACAAGGGCTGACCGTCACCATAGGTAACTGCCGAACTAAAGCCGTTGTTCAAAACCGCAGCAGCTTTTACCTGCTTGGTATAGCTCATAGCACGAGCCAGCGACTTGGTGTAACGAGCAGACAGGCTGTCGTACAGGTTATCTTCAATCGCTTCTTCAGTGATTGAAAACCCAAGTGCAATGGTTTCGTGGTTATACCGTGCAGTCCAAGCTTCTTGCGCGTTGTCATACGAAATAGCTTGACCTTCGGGTTTCACCGGGGCGGCGCTAAATCCAGACAGCTTGGTTTCCTCTTCAAAAGAACGCTCAGAGGTCTCAGTTTCGTAGATCTCTTTGTGTTCTTCGCCATAACGAGCATACTCAAGACCAAACAATGCGTTCAGTCCGGGGAGCAGCTCTTTCAACAGTTGTGCGCGTGAAATAGCCATTTATATTCCCCTTAAGCTGTAGTGCTACTGTAATACCCATGCACCAACAGATTGATCTTGACTAAGATCTCAGGGTACTGAGTAAATACAATCGTAGAAGATGCAGGAATATCAGTTCCTGAACCAGCCACGTTTGGTTGAGCATTAATCGTCACCGACGTTGCGCCAGCGGCTGCTGCTGCCGTCACAAACGACCCAGTATTGATAACCTGCCCGTTAGAAGCAAGATACCCAACACTTGTACCAATTGGGATGGCAGAACTTAAGCCAGAACCAGTTAGTGTGATCGTGGTTGTCGAGGACGAACCCGTTGCGCTTTGGCTAATAGCCGTATCTTCCACAACACCAATACAACGAACCGGGAGGATCGAAGTAACAGGCGTAGCAGTTGGAGCCAACACTGCGTTTGCAGAGTTACCCGTGTTGGTACTGCCGGTGTTGTTGATCATTGAAAGGTTAGTACCAATCATTGCCAACGCGCCAGAAGCAACAACAGTCGTTGCAGAGCAAACAACAGCACGGAATACGGTATCAGGATCATCAGTCACATAAGCCGTAGCATCACCGGCAAGGGTGCTGGCAGGCCAATACTGAGAAAACTGTTTTTGCTTGGTCAGCGGATTGGTATAAGTGCATCCCAAGAAAATACCCGTAACCTGATTTGAGCCAGTACCTGTCGTTACAGACGCACGAGTAATAAAGCCGCGAGACAGCACAACAAAGTCACCATAAAAAATATTAGTGGCATAGCTGTACTGAATAGGCAGTTGCCTCGTGGAGCCTGCAAAGACTTGTCCGCCGATCAGGTTGATCGGTTTCAGCCCGTAGGGGGCGTCAATAGTCGGATAAGCCATTTTGGATTACTCCTAAGATTGTTGATTACCACGCCCAAAAGTTACCGTGGATTTACGCTCTGAAAACAGAGGCATCCGTGGGTCGCTTTCGCGCATGAAGTTATTGTCAACAGAACGCATTTGAGCTTCGGCTTGCTGTTGATAAAACGCATCCCGTTGCTTTGACATTTCTGTTGGCGTTTTGCACAGCATTAACCCACCGACAACAATGTTGTCC